AATTACTTTTTAGTAACTTTTTTTACTTTTGCCTTTGCAGACTTTAGAGCCTTATCAATTTCAGCAGCATCTGGCAAAATACCGAATGCTGGATCGTTTGGATTAAGTGCTCTCAATGCGACGGGCGCTATAGCAGCAACTAGTGCAGCCCATAGATCTTTTGGATCTGTTACGCCAGCCATGTATAAAGCAAGACCAGATGCAAGAACTGAGCGACCATAAGACGCTAGCATTGCTTTAGTTTTGTCGTTTAGTAAGTTTTTCATTATTCCTCCTAGGATATAATTTGTGTTAGTATTGTAAAACCAATCCACAGCCCAATAATCCCTGCGACTCCCGCAAAGACTGGTGGTGCTGGCACTGGCAATTTGAATGCTGCGAACACGGCACCGCACCCAAAACCTGTTATAGTTGATAAAATTATTTCTTTCATTCCTTCATCCCCATTTCACTATTTGGATTTGTAGGATGATCTGGTGGAGTAGGAGCAGTTGCTAAGGCTCCACACTCATTACACTGCATATCTAAGTGGTAGTTTGATATAGTATATGTTTCTGGATCAAACCCAACTAAAGCCCTAAACAATACCCCACCACATTGTGGACACTTACATGTCGGAATTCCCCTTAAATCAAGCATCTTTTGTTATTGTGTCCGTAGGCATAAGTTTTTTTAATTCTTTATATTCTTTGGAAAATTTTTTCATAAAACTATGATATTCAGTACCTTTAGAAATATCGACATTTTCGTTAAAGTGATTGATCTCTGGCTCTGCATAAGAAATAAACTTTTCTAAACCCTTTTGAACATCTTCAATATAACCAAAAGCCCAGTCACGAGAGTCTGACAAAAACTTAATAAAACTTTCTTTATGAATATCTTCATCGCTTTTAGAATTAAACTTAGTTTTTTTAACAAAGTCTTGCAATGATTCATGAGATATAAATAGTTTGGCAAAGTCTTGGGTTATCTTAGAAAGCCTATGCAATACAGATAGGTATGCTATAGCAAATGAAAGGGTAAGGGTCCCCAAAACAGCAATAATAACGTTATCCACAACTTACCTCCATGTATATAATTGTACTAGTTTATCCTAAAATTGTCAAACTGGATAGGTTTTTAAATACCCTCAAATAAGCCCACAAATGCCCTTTTAAGCCTCTTTTGTTCATGGTTTGGGTACTGGATCCCTAGTAACCAACACAACTGCCCCATTCATTTCTAAAGCCTTTTTTACCTGAACAACATATTTTAATGCTTCTATTTTTTCATTATGAACCATATGTAAAAATTGTTTTTCATCTAATTTTATTGTAAGGAAGTGCTCATTGTCAATTAATTCAACTTGAAATCCTTTCGGAGCAACAATAGAATGAAAGGCTCTACGCATATCAAATGTATACATTTTATTTTTCCGTAGTTAAGGATTCCCAAGTGTTGGCCCAACCACTCTTACTTCTATGGTTATTAAACTCTCTTGATATATCTCCATTTTCTAAATAAATCCCGCCCCAAACTCCCCATTCTTTATTAGAAATACCAACTGCAAAACATGTTTTTCTAACTGGACAAGATGAACAAACTGAATCTACAATTGGCCTAACGCTTACATCATCTTCGTATTTATCAAAAAATAAGTTATTTTCAAGACCAAGACAATCAGCATTGTCTTTCCATAAGTGCTGTTTCATTTGTGCACCTACATCTTATATTTGTTTGGAATATCCCAGCCATTGCGATTCAGTTTAAATACTCGTTGTGTGTACCACTGACCATTGACCCTTACGCCATTAACGGCGGTTCTGCCCATATCTGTTTTTTTACGTTCTGCAACATCCCAGCCTACCCAAGCAAGCATGTAATTAGACCTTACTATTTTTTCCATTGTCTCTAGTTTATTGATTATCATTCTTCCCCTTTAGTATTTAAAAATTCCAACTTCTATATTATTTAATTCAGCAACAGAAACTAACTTAGAATTAGTTTGTTTTGGTCTAGACAAAAAAGCAAAATAATTTACTGTATTTATATTTTGTTCTAACCAAGAACTTGTTACCTTATAAAACTTAATTTTACGACCTCTTCCTTTCATTCCACGTTCTGACAAATTGCAAAACTCTGAAACAAAAGAATTAACCCTTACAGGTCCTACAGAATATATTACAAACTCTTTGTCTTCTTCTCCCATGCTAGACATAGCAACGCCCATGGCACGAATGAAGATGTTGTAATCATCAAAGTCGTTCGTTCCCTGAACTGCCACTATCATTTTTACTTCCATTCTTTAGGCTATCCAAGATGAATAGCATTTTATTAAGATCTACTTTTGACAAACCGTTTGTGTTTACTGGCCTAGCAGTCTGGCGTTGAATCTCACCATTAACAGACTCAGCAACAAAGAAAGTATTTTCAGATACCCAGTACGCCTGATTATCTACAAATATAACCTTGGTCATATTTTTTTCTTTACGTTTTGTTAACTGCGAAATAGGCTCTTCGTTATTTGATAAACGAATTGAAAAAAAATATTTTAATAACTTGTGTACATCGCTTTGACAATACAAAGTTTTAGAAAATCTTTTTCTAGCCTTCTTTCTCATTAATTTAAGTATAACCCAAACAAAAGGTAATGTCAAGCCTGCAGCAATTAACTCTTGCATGGTTCTCCTATTACTTAGATAATGTTTTTTCTACAACAGTTTTTGTTACTGGTTTTGACTCTTGAAGAGAGATAATTTTATTTAACTTCATTTGTAATTGTAATACGTTAAACTCAAGATCTGAGGACCTTTGTCTATAGTAATTAATTAATTGTTTTAGTTCTTCAACACCCGAATCTTCCACTTTCTACCCCTTTCTAAAACTAAATGGACTGTCTGTCCAAGCCTTTTCTACTTTTTTCTTTTCTCTTTCTACAATTGCACGACTCCACGAAAATCCTGCGTCTCCACCCCAAGCATCCCACATAATTCTTCCATTAGACGGAAACTCTGGACCATCAAAAAAACCTTTGCCTTTTTTATCTACTTCGTGACGGGAGAAAAATGAATACATTCTTTTAACAGTACTAAGAGACATAGCAGATCCATTTACAATATCTGTTGCTCTGCCCCAACCTACTGGAGTTCCAGCACCTGTTGCTTTACCCTCTGCTTTCCATTTTAATGCACGTCTAGCAGCAGCCTTCATGCCAGATGTTGGAGTATAGGTATCAGCCATATTTTTTCTTCTTATTTTCTTTTGCAGCACGTTTTTCCTTAAGAGTCATCTTAGGCTCTTTTTTATTATTAGTACTACCCTTTTGTTCTTTGTTAGCCATTGTTTACCACCCTTTTTTGTTTGTATGGACCTAAGTCCGCTTTAATACTACCGTCTTTTCTTAAACGAACAATTCTTCCGTCTTTAATCTGCATAGGATTAAACCCGTGATCTTTAGAATAAGAACCAGAAGATCTGTTAGCCATTATTTTACAATGTTCTTTGTGTCAAACAAACTACCATCCCAAATGCTTTTGCTAATTTGTTTTTCTGATTTATATGTTCCACCACGTCGCTTATATTCTTGAACTACCCAAGAATTTGCAACTGCAGATGGATAAACATCAAACTTATCTTTTGCTTCTTGAATAATACGTGCATAAAGTCTAGCATTTGATGGCTCACTACCACCACTACGTGGTTTAATAAAATCTTCATACTTTGGTTTTTTTGCTTTGTCCATTTCTATATTTTCTCCTTTGTTTACGGGAACACAGTTAGGTACCATGCGCCCACCTTTATCTTTCATACCACGTTGTTCATATCCAACCCAACAGGCTTTAGCCATATTGTCCCACTTATCTTCTTCTTCATTATCTGATTTATAAGACTTCATTGTTTCTTCTGCATCCATACTGTGTGTGTTAATGTCTATTTTTTGTGCATCTGCATGCATCATTCCAATACTATAGGCAGTTGGTTCCCACTTATTATTTTCTTCTTTATAAATTCTAACTGACATAGCAGGATTTTCTGGTGGTTTAGATTCAAGAGCATACCTAGATCCAGGAGTGCCAAGCGTTCCACCCTCTATCATTATGTGCTCAACCATGCCATGGATTAAACCTTCGGTTGTTGTACCCATTACAAAATCGCCCTCTACAATATGACTCATGTTTAAATTATATCAGCCTTTCCTATTTAAAAGCCTGATTAACTCTAGTAGGTTCCAGCGCTGAGACTTTGACAACCCCTCAAGGCTGCCTTTATCTAAAGATTTTTCGGTTAAAGTAATTATAGGATCATTAGAAAATAGGTCTATATTTACAAACCCCTTCTCCCAAAGATCCATGACCCCCGCATTAACCTCATTAAGATGTTCTTTATATAAATCGGGCATTAACTTTTGTATTTTGGGGGTAAATGAATAAAGAAGTTCTCCAGTCTCTTCATCAACCCCTACTGTTTCTAAGCCACCCTTAAGAATAAGTTCTTCAATCGTTTGATCTTCATTGTTCATTTTTTATAAACCTTTCTAATTCTTCCTTAGTTTTGGCTCCAGTTATACGATCAAGTTCTCTACCGTCTTCCAATAAAATAAATGTAGGAATTGATTTTACTTTAAACTTTTCAACAAGAATTTGTTCATAATCAGCGTCTATCATCTGAAACTCAAAACCTTCTTTTTTCATTGCTTCAACAACTGGCTTTACCTTTTTACAAGGTTGACACCAGTCTGCTGTAAAATAAAAAACAGTTTTCACTTTCCAGACTTTGCTCTAGCCTTTTTAAGTAATTCAAAATCTTTCATTTTAGTTTCTCCAAGATAGCCCCAAGCATATCCATCATTAATCATTTTATTATTTAATGACTCAGAGTCTCCATTAACATATACCCAACCAAGAATGCGACCATACTTTTCAGACGAATTCATTTTTTCTGTACGAATAACTACAGACTTTGCATCTTTAAGTTGTTTCTTTAAATATTCTTTAGCCTCAATTCCAAGAGCCTTTTCAGCCTTGTCTGTTGTTCTTGATTCTGGTGTATCGATACCAGCCAAACGAACACGAGAAGCAAATAAAATATCAAACCCTAAATCAATAACTACATCAATTGTGTCTCCATCAACAACGTTCTTTACTTCTTTTACAAAATACTCATACATTATATTGCCCCAATCGCTTTGTTTTCTATTAGTTTTTCACGTTCATCGACAACGGCATACATAAAAGCCATCATTTTTGTATAGCCTTCTGGACTATCTATAACTTTATTGTAATGATGAGAGCAAAATAGCAGTTCTCCGCTTGTTCCAGCAATTTTTACATAAGCCTGCGCTTGGCATCTATCACAGCGATCTTTAATTGTAAGAACCCACTGTTTTGGCTTAACACTTGGATGATCTTTAAGTATGTTAGTCATGTTACTATTATATCGCTACTTTCTCTTGTCCGTTGAATAAAATCCACTACCGTTAAAAATTGCAGCAGGTGCACTCCAAAGTCTTTGCATAGATGCGTTACAGCATATTGGATATTTTTCATCACCAATTGCTCTTTCAAACTCAACCTGTGAATTACAGATAGAGCACTTAAAGTCATATCTAGGCATTACACTCCTTTAATAAATGGACAGTTTTAGGACATGTCCAGGTCTCTTATTCTATTATACAGGTTTAGTTACTTTTTTGCAACCTTAATAGCAATTTCTTTTGGTTTTTTGTCCTCTGGAACAATGCGATTAATGTCAATATGTAACATACCATCTTTCATTTCAGCGCCAGTTATTTCCATATATTCACCAAGAGCAAATGTGCGGGTAAATTTTCTACCAGCAATCCCTTTATGAACAACTTCTGCATCTGTTATTTCAACTATCTCTCCTTTAATGATTAATGTTCCATTATCTACGGACACCTTAATGTCATCTTTAGAGAATCCAGCAACGGCTAAAGATAGTTTGTATGTATCTTCATCTAATTTAAGAATGTCATATGGCGGATATGCCTGACGTGTTGCTAGATTGTGTACTGTACTTAAACGGTCCAACTCACGGTTGAAACCAATAAAAAATGGATCTTTAAAAAGATCCAGTGCAAATGAACTTACCATTATATTTTCTCCTTTTCAGCGAGTTTGTTTGCTGTATCCCCTTACGGCAGATACAATCCTATTATACCAAACTTTAGTACCTCCAACGGAATTCGAATCCGTGTTACCGCCGTGAAAGGGCGATGTCCTAGGCCCCTAGACGATGGAGGCATAGAGCGAATAGCGAGAATCGAACTCGCACATTAACCTTGGCAAGGTTACGCACTACCACTATGCAATATTCGCAACACTACTACTGAAGAACTTCAACCACCCTGTCTGTTAAAGTTCCCCTTGTAATCCATTGAGCAGCAACCGATACGGCAGAAAAAGATGTTGTATGCGGTATTACTGGAAATACAGGAGATGTAAAATAAGTAACATCTGCCAATCCTAAATAATCTGTAGTTTCATTAAAGGCATACTGACTCATAATTTGCCCAGAACTATTTTTTGAGCCAGTGCCTACTGAAACTGTGTCAAGAATACATGCTGGATAACTTATTTTTGTACCCATTGTGTTTCCAGTTGAAACAAATACTGGAATATTTTTAGACTTTAATTTAGAAATTAAATCTCTAATAATTTTATCTGCTTTATCTCCACCGCCGTATGGAGCAGTATTTTTGGTTGATGGAGAGCATTCTTTTGCAGTATTGTTAAAAAATCCTGAAAAAGAAACTGCAGCAATTTTATCAGAATTTTTATCTATCCAAAGTAATGCAGGAATAAAATCCCCAGCATTTGTGGGACGATTCGAATCTGCACTAGACAGCGCTATAATTTTGAGTGCTGAGTTTTGTTTCTTTGCAACCTCTACCACTGCGTTTCCATGATTAATAGCATTGTTAAAACCTCTTGGATATGGAGGTCTTGTTGTGTCTACGCAAGGTTGATCTTGTGGAGTAATACAAGACACATTACCACCAATTATTCTTGAATCAAAATATGCATCAATAACTACTAAAGACTTTGTTTGAGATGCAGATGTTGGTTGAACCAAAGTCAAACCAAGCATTACTAACGTTAATATACCTATTGTTTTTGTTTTTTTCATTTTTCCCCCTAGTTTTCTATTATTTTAATTACTACCTGACAAGGGTCTCCGCCCTCTTCCCATTCTTTTTCTTCTTCTTCGCTCATAAAAGGATCCCCATCATGAGTATTACAGAACGGTTCTGTTATCCAGCCCCGATCAATTCCGTTATTTAACCAAATCTCAAACTCGTCAAGATTAGATTCTTCTCCCTGAATGTTTTTTAATATATCATCAAAGTTTGCCATATATTAATTATACTCTTAAATACTTACTACGTCAACTGGCCCCATGCAGGATGGGCTAAATTTAATAGCAGCACCTACCGCTCCCATAACTCTTTTACGAGGATCTTTGGATTTTTCTGTGGCATTTAAATATCCATAAGCATACTCAGAACCAGAACCCATAGCCAAATAATCTAAGTTATATTTAGACAAAGACATATCAATGGCGTTATGCTCATATATTTGCCCTTTAATACAAATAATAAGACCCAAATCACCTTCTTTAGTAGTGTCTACCCACCAGTCATTATAAAAACTTCTAAGTTGTTTAATAAATTTAGTCTGCATAAACTTATCTAAATCTTTTATATCTTGAACATATGGATTAAAATTGTAACGAATACGCTCACCGTCTAATGCTCCAGCATATCCAAGTAAATATGGTCCAAGTTTCCAAACTTTTGGAGAGGTTAATGGAAGGATAGTGTTATCGTCGGAAGCCCCACGATCACCAGCCATATATATCTTACCTTCATGACGAACTACAGCCAAGACTGTCATATAGGAATCCCCTCAGAGTATATCCTTTAAGTATAGCAAATGATTATTGCTTAGTCAAACACCTTTATTTGATGGCTTGTCCGCATGATGAGCATGTTTTAGGTTTACTAGAAGCCTTTTTAGCAGTACCCGCAGGGGCAGAGCCAAACTTAGGTCTACCAAACCCTACAATAGAAACCATAATATTTTTCTTATTTTTCTTAAAGGCACGAAGTTTTTTACAAACCTCTCCACCATTGCGTTGGCTACCTTTAGGATCTCCAGATGTATTACCTTCAATACACCACACTGTTCCATCCTCATTGTCTTTAACAACAATTGCTACGTGGCTAATTCTATCTACCCCGTCAGATGGAAAATCAAAATATGCAATATCTCCTGGCTCTGGATCTGCTAAGTCTCCATCAATCCATGATCCTGCTTTTTTAAATGCTTGTGCTCCACCTGGAGTGTAAACAGTATTAGGAATCTTTACTCCTGCTTCATTACCGCACCAGTTTACAAAAGAACCGCACCATGGTTGAAAGTTTGCTTTCATAAAGGCGCCGTATTTAGTTTCATTATCTTTAGGACCTTCAATAGTTCCTATTTCTGCTGTAGCAACCTCAATTAAACGTGCTGCTGTGCCTTGTTCTGCCATTATTTGTCCCAGTCTGCATCAACTGGTTGTTCTTCTGGCATTGCACCATCTGGCTTAGAAAGTCTACGTGCTTTTGCTTCATCAATTTCTGACTCTAATTTTTTATCTGCCATTGTATTTTTGGCATCAACCTCTTTGTTTGCAATCTGTGCTGCCATAACATCTTTAGCACCAGATGATCCAATAAGAAGACCAGCAAGTGTTCCTGTAATAAATGTTGCTACGCTACCAAGAACATTAAAAAACATTTTATCGTTTTCTGATTGTCCTGTAATTGGTTGTGTAACAAATATAAGAGCATACATAATTCCTGTTGCAGTTATAAATAAAATTGATCCTAAAGTAATTCCTAGGATGAACTTAAGTCTTGCATCTAACTCTTGAGGAGTTAATCTTTCTTTAGCCATTTTGTGTTTCCTCCACCTTTGGTTGTTCTGTTAAATCTTCTGGACATGCTCCGTTAGCAGTACAAATTGGTGGTTTGCATTCTGCTGATTCCCAATTTACTGGGTCTTGGCATGGATATCTATAATGACCATCATATCCACAACCAGACAGTCCTAATGCTAGGATGCTTGATAGTAGGAGTATGCGTAGTTTTGACATACTCCCATTATATCAAACTTATTCGTCTTCTTTACGAATCCCTATGGTTGCGAACCACACGGCTACTGATATTAGGGTTACATACCCTACTACCGTCTTTGCGCTACCCTCTAAAACCACCCATGCTACAAAGAAGCCCAGGAATGTAAAGTTTTCATTTAGGGCTGCCATACCCCATTGTTTTAACTTTTTCATTTTATCTCCTTCTTCTAGGTGCAGTAGCAACAATTAATTGACCAGCAATAATTGTTACAACCACAATATCTTCTGCTTTTTCACGTTCTGGTATAGACATATCAGCACCCATGCTAAGTAAGGCTTTGCCTAACTCACATTTTTGCTCTTCTGTCAAACCTTCAATTGCTTTATCTGGATTAAAACAAGTAGCAACCGCATCTAATAATGCTGCTGGACTTTCTAATACAAGCAATGCTGACGCCACTTCTGCAGTAATAACTACAGGATTACCGTTAGCATCTTCTCTTACCTCTACTGGTATTAATGGTGGAAGGTCACGATATTCAAGTCCCGCCGCTTCTATGGCTCCTGCTTCAACTGGAGCACCTTCTGCTGATGTAACCAATACGTCTGCAACTAAATCTTTTTCTGCTAAAGTAAACTTGCCGTCTTCGTTTAATGCTTCTGATAAGTTTACAACTTCTGCAGTTGTTATTTCTTCATCTGCTAATAACATTTCTGTAATAAACTCTGCCTCTGCCTCTGTTAGTCCGCCTTCTGATAATGTTGATGAAACTTCTGCAGCAATTTCTTCAGATACTTCTCCACCATTAGCAATTGCTTCTAAAATTTCTGCAACCTCAGACGCATCTAAACCACTATCTGAAACTAAATTACTAACTATATCTTGTAAATCTTCTGCAGATAGGGTATCATTATCTTGTGCTATTTCTTCAAAAGAATCCTGATTTTCTTCAAGAATATTTTCTAGTTCATCGCTGGATGAAGATTCATCAGATTCAGGTGTATCCGTTTCAGGAGATTCAGTTTCTTCGGAAGGCACTTCTTCAGCAGGAGTTTCTTCCACAGGGGTTTCTTCTGCAGGAGTCTCTTCTATCTCTGTACTCTCCTCTTCAGTTGGAGTGGTTAAATCTGGTAAAGTTTGTTCAGGCGCATAAATAAAAGATGGTTGTGACGGAGCCTCAATAATTTCTTCTTCTGGTGCGGGTATAGAAATAACAACCTCTGTATACTCACTTACAGGTCCTGACCAGTTAGCGACTCTAATAGTATAGGTAGCGCCTTCTGTTAAACCAGTTAGTTCTATAGATTCTGGAGCACCGTCTGTATTATAAGTGCCACCTTCATATGGATTTTCTGCATCAGGATCTTCAGTTACTACCTGATAAAACCAAGTATTTCCTTCATACCCTTGTGGCATATCTACCTCAACATACATTAATGTACCAACTGCTGGGATTGTAATGATAGGGGCTGGTGTAGGAATATTAGTGCTAATTGCTGTAATTAACTCTTGAGCATTTGTATTTAATTGTGTTTGTAAGTTTGTTTTACTAGATACCGCTGCATTTAATGTATTAATTAATGAAGTAGTATTAATAGCATTTATTGCTGATGTGTTTGTGGTATTTTGAGCAACTACTGGTGTAAGACTTTGATTTAATTGTGTAATAGTAGCATTTGCTGCATCTACTGCTGCCTGTACAGTTGCTGTACTGGTATCTACAATTGGAGTAAATGCAGGACCTTGACTTATTTGCCCAGCAAATCCTGATCCCACATTTGTATCTACAATAGTAGTAATTGCTCCATTTGTTGTTTCTCTATAATTAAATCTTGCTTGATCTGGTATTGGACCTACAGCAGTTACATCTGCCATCCAAGCACCATTATTTGGATTAACATCAGCATTAAATCTAATTTGAACCATTTGTGTTGATGCATCTTGTTGTGGAAATGGACGAAGGTCCCATGCAATATCTAAACTAGAACCAGTTGTTGCGTATGTAATTCCTGTTCCTGTACTCCAAGTAGTCCAGTCCCAGCCAGCAATAGATACAGAGGGTGCCCCTGGAGTATCCCAATATACATGCCCCTCATTTGTTCCAAACGTTATTGTTGCATTAGATCCAACGTAAACATTGTTATAAACGGTGCCACCCATTTGCATTCCAAACGGAAGATTCATTTGAACACCAGCATCGTCTACTCCAGCAAGCACATTTGTACTAGTTCCTATAGTTGCTTGTAAATTATTAACTGCTGTTTGAGCATTATCAATTGCAATATTGGCTTGGGTTAGTTCGGTTTGTGCGGTGGCTTGTGCTGCTACCGCTTCAGTTTTTGCTGCGGTAGCCTCAGATATTTGAACCT